TACCTTGCTTATAATCGGAATAGGGGTATACCCGTTCGTATTGCACGTTTTCACAATATTTTCGGACCTGAAGGAACCTGGAAAGGTGGAAGAGAAAAGGCTCCAGCAGCATTATGTAGAAAGTTTGCCGAAGCCCAATCAGGAGACACCATAGAAATATGGGGCGATGGTAAACAAACAAGATCTTTCTTATATGTTCATGAGTGTGTTGAAGGTATCCGTCGTTTAATGGAGTCAGATTTTACCGGACCAGTTAATATCGGCTCTGATGAAATGGTATCTATTAATAGAATGGCTCTATACCTTGGTTCTATTAGTGGTAAATCGGTTTCTCTTACACATAAATTAGATGCACCTACCGGTGTTCGTGGAAGAAACAGTGATAACAAACTTATCCAAGAAAAACTTGGTTGGTCACCTAACTTTAGCCTTAAAGATGGTCTTCTTTTAACATATAGATGGATTAACGAACAAGTAAAACTTGATAAACAAGAGTCTTGAGCATATAATCGTCTACATATATGAGTAGACAAGCATTAGACTTAGATTACTTCGAAAAGATCGTGGTTTACAAGAGTCTTACTGATGAACGTTATTTAGCATCAGTTATTGACCATGTTGAACCACGATTCTTTACTGATAAAAGCTTTAAATCGATATTTTCGATTATTACATCATTCTTTCAAAAGAGATTTACAGTACCTAACAAAACTGAGATACTTTCTTTCTGTAATACACCTGAACTTAAACAAGACTTTAAGAGTGTTATAGGTAAGATTAAAGATATTGATAAGAACCTTAATAATGATGAGTTGTATAATAACACAGAACGGTTTCTTAAAGAGAAGTCAGTGTTTCATACAATGACTGATGTTGCAACTGAGTGTTCTAAAGGTAATATTGATCCTGCATCTATTTACGATAAGTTTGAACGTTGTTGTAGTATTAATCTATCTGTAGACACCGGTTTCGATATGTTTCGTAACTATTCATTACTGTTAGATGAACTAAGAGTAGACGAACCTACTATATCTACAGGTTATCAGTGGTTAGATAACAAGTTAGATGGTGGTTTCTTACAGAATGGTCGTTCTATCTATATCTTTGCAGGTGAAACTAACGTTGGTAAGTCTATTGTGTTGGGTAACCTTGCATGTAACATAGCTAAACAAGGTAAAACGGTACTATTGGTTAGTCTCAAATGTCAGAAATGGTATATGCTAAGAGATTAGCTGGTAACCTTACAGGTATTGAGATAAACAGCCTTAGACATGAGATACCACAACTAGAAGATAGGTTACAATCGTTTGTTACTAATAACCCAACTAGTAGGTTGTTAATTAAAGAGTTTCCACCTAGTACTATTACTGCAGCCCAGTTAGGTGCCTTTATTAAGAAGATAGAACAGAACGGTACTAAATTAGATGCTATTGTTCTTGACTATATTAACTTGATGCATTCAAGTATAGGTCAAAATAGTTATGAACGAGTTAAGTATGCTACAGAACAAGTACGTGCACTATCATATCAATATAACTGCCCTGTTATTACAGCAACTCAGTTAAATAGATCTGGTTATGATGAAGCAGACCCAGGGCTTGATACAATTGGTGAAAGTATAGGGTTGGCTATGGGTGCTGATGCTATCTTTTCCGTATATCAACAAGAAGGTGATAAGGACTTAGATATACTTAGAATGGGTGTAATGAAGAATCGATTCGGACCTAATCATGGTAATAGTGAATTTAGTATTCATTACCCTACTTTGACTATTACTGATGGAGAAAGTGGTAATATCGAAAATGCTGCTAATGACGTATTAAGCGCTATGGAGTTAAAAGCTAATGGTTGAAGAAACCGTTGAAGTTACTAATTATTCTTAATGTCTGGTAAAAGTTATGTATTCACCGACTGTGATTTAGATGGTGTTGGTAGTTACTTAGTTTATAAATGGCTAATTAACGACGCTTCGTATACCGTTTCATCTCATAAAAACTTTAGGGAAGATTTCCTAAAGTGGATGGGTAATAATAAAATTTCAGACTATGAAAAAGTCTATATATTCGATATCAACGTTGCTGAACATAGTGATTTACTTGATCATGATAACATTGTCGTTATTGATCACCATAATGGCAAAGATGGTTATGTAAGTTACAAAAAAGCAACGTTGGTGCTTGATCAGACTTATACTTCAACGACTAAGTTAGTGTTAAAAACACTCTTAACACGAGACAATTCCTTAAAAGCTAAACTAACGCCATCAAAAGCTAAATTAATTACACTTATTGACGATTATGATAGTTATACCCTTAACTATCCTGAAAGTATTGGTTTGAATACGGTACTATGGAGCTATACTGGTGATAGGATTGGTAAGTTTATAACTGAATTCGATAACGGGTTTATTCCATTCAGTAATTATCAGTTGAATATGATTTCAATTGCTAAAAAGAAGGTAGACGAAGCTGTTAATACATCGGACGTGTTTACTGTTACGTTACCGGTTGATGGAGCTAAAAGAAAAGTAGTTTGTATTCAATGTGATCATAACATTAATGAAGTAGCGTCGTCATTAATTAAAATATACAACGCTGATATTTGTTTAGTTGTTAATTTAAAGTCAAAAGGAGTTAGTTTAAGGAAAAGTACTAAGTGTGATGTAAATTTGAGTAAGTTAGCTGAAAAACTTTGTGATGGGGGAGGTCATTTTGATTCAGCAGGTGGTGTAATCAACGAAAAGTTTTTAAAGTTTTCGAAACTATTTACTAAAGCATGAAAATTACAAGCAACAACCCAGTAGAGAATACACACGTAAAAGAGGTAACTCATACGTTTATGGGGTTTTGCTCTTTTATTTCTATTCTACATAACAAAAAGGTAAACTTACCTAATATCTTTATAATGTTACTTAAAGATAAAAAGCTTCGTACATTTTTCAAAGAGTTACTTGATATAGATACAGATTTTGAGTTCGTTCAGATGTTTTTATTCTTTGACCCTTCACTTCATAAGAGCAAATACATTATGAAGTATGTTAATAGTAAGAGGAAGAATTTGATTAATTAAGTTTAGTCATATTATTTCTTTAATGACTGAATTTGAAAAGCTAATTTATAATAAACATCTTGCTGAGACAAGATCTAACCAAGGTAAGCCTTTTAAACTCAGACAAAACTTCGATAAAGTAGATGAATCTACAAAATTATATTTGACAAAGCTTGCAAACTTCTTTAACAAGCATAAAAATATTAACATTAACAAATTTTTTAAAGCTCCTTTTGCAATATACAAAGATAAACCTCATTTAGGTTTAGATTTTTATCTGTCAATGAAAGCAGTAAAGTTGTATCGTGAGTATATTAACTCAATAAACAGACAATCTCCTGATTCAGATGATGCTAAGAAGAGTTTTAAACTATCAATGGAGTTTGTAATTAAGTTTTGCAAAGAAAAGAAGATAAAATTTTCTGATTATGTTGATTACAGAGAGGAAAATTCGATGAACTCTTTTTTCGAACATCTTAAACATGGAAAAATAACTCTGCTTTTTCTTTTTATGTACCCATCTTTTGAATCTCAACTTAAAACGGTTGATGTTGAGATTAGACAACATATTCTTGGTGATACCTTCAATGATATCGCTAAAATGAGAGTAAAATTCTACAATTGCTCTGAACAGACTAAGAGCATTTTCAAGAAATTTTTTGATTCAGCTGTTAAAGTCATGGGTTGATTTAATTGCAGCTGATTCTATAATTATTTTTGTAAGGTAACGAGTGTTACCTATACGAATAAGATAAAAAAACTAAACTAAACTAAAATTATGACAAACATCGCAACATTATTCGATAGTATTAAAGATAGCATGGAAAAGACCACTGGACAATCCAATCGTGGTCAGTTTCTAAGGACGGAAGTAGGCAATACTTACACTGTAAGATTGATTCCTAATGTTAAAGACCCAGCTAAGACGTTCTTCCATTATTACACTCATGGTTGGACCTCGTTTGCAACTGGTCAATACATTAATCAGATCAGTCCTAATACGTGGGGTGAACGTGATCCTATTGCTGAAGCAAGGTATAGGTTGTCAAAGACCGGTTCTGAAGAGGAAAAGTCTAAGGCAGCAGCAATTATGCGTCGTGAAAACTGGATGGTCAATGTGTATGTTGTAAATGACCCTGTTAATCCTGACAATAACGGTACAATTAAGTTGTTGCGCTTTGGTCGACAGTTGCATAAGATCATTATGGAAGCTATGCAAGGTGAAGAAGCTGAAGATTTCGGTCCTCGCATCTTTGATGTAGCTAATGGTTGTGACTTCCGTGTTAAGGTTGAAAAGCAAGGTGATTATCCAACGTATGTTTCATCAAAATTCGGGTTGCCTAAGACGTTGAATACTGATTATCAAGGTGGGGTTGAGGCTATCCATAACGATGCCCATGATCTTGAGTCAGTATTTACAGTAAAGTCGTATGATGAGCTGAAAGAAACGTTGAACGAGCATTTCTTTTGTGTAAGTAATGACGAAGAAAGTGCTAGTACAACAACAGCTCCAGTTGCAGCAGCACCTGTTGTTACCGAAACAGTGGCAACTACAAAGGCAGCAACTGATTCACCTGTAAGTTCAGATGAAGATATTGACGACTTGTTGGCTAGTTTAGATAATCTAGCTTAGTATGCCTGAACAAACACAAACCGACGTAAATTATGATGCAGTAAATGTGGCCTCTCAAGGGGGGCCACATAACCCCTATGATGATGCCTTAGCTTTTAAATCATTACTTGGTGCGGTTCATGGTGAATTTAACCGAATGGTTAATGACAACATGGTTACTGAGTCAAATACATGTAAAAAAATAAATGGCAAAGCTATTCTTGAAAAAGGTGTAATGGAATTGATGGGTAAAAGACAAGTACAACCTAATGTACCAGCTGTTTTAAATCCAACTGAACAATTACCCGCACCGCGAGTAGTGGAACAACCACAACAACCCGTTCAACAACAACTTTTACCTACTCAACCTAACCCAGAACCAGTTTTAGTACAACAATCTCCTGTAGTAGATCCAGGGCAAATGGAGTTTAACTTTGATAATTCTGCTACAGCACAACAAATTTTTGATAAATTAGAAGATATCGATATCAAACTTAACAATTTATACAAATTAGTTGAGTCCCTTCAAAAGAAACCAACTGCAAGAAAGACCGTAACCAAAAAAAAGTAGATTGTAAGTCAAAGGATACACTCTATAATAAGGTATGGTCATTAATATCAAAGATAAGAGTCAATTAATCAATAGTTACCTTAGGCCTATTAGTGCATTGACTGAGGCAGTTGTAATTAAAAATGTAAATAACAAGCTTTTGTGTATTGCAAATAATGAACAAGGGCTTATTTTATGTGCTACATACAATATTGATCTTCAAGACTCAATTAAACTGAATATACCTAACGTAAAACGATTAGAAAAGGTATTATCATTCATTGAAGGTAATGAGATAGCGTTAGATTATAAGGCAAACGCTCTTTCTTATAAAGATAAGAAGATTAGATTTAAGTATCATTTTCTAGACGATAATATTATTCAATCTCCTAAGCTTAGTCTTGAAAAAATTAACTCACTTACAAGTGATATTGAGTTTAAAATCGATTTTAGTAAGATTACCGAACTAGCAAAAGGTGCTGCATTTGTTTCTGAATCAGATAAACTATATTTCAATATTAATGAAGACGGGGTTCATGGTGAAATCACTGATCGTTCTAATTCTGCAGTTGATAGTTACTCAATTCTATTGAGTGAAGAAAGTGTTAATGCTGATATTTCGTTTCCAGTTCATTTTGATATTGTAAGACTGCTTGCAAGTTCAAATTGTGAAGAAATTGCAGTTAAGATTAATACAAACCAAGGGTTATGTATGTTTGATATTAAAACTGACGTTGTAAATCTTAAGTATATTGTACCTGGCCTACAATCATGAAGAATAAAATATCAACATTAGGTTATTTTAAGAAGAGACTTAAAGATAACGGGTTTATTGTTTTAGATTTGTTCAAAAATTACAGTGAACAAGATGATCGTAAATGGACAATAATGGTAAACCCTAGTCAAGAGAGTCTTATTATAACTTGTAAACGTGATCCCGATTTTGATAACCCTATATTTGAGTTTTCTGATTCAAATATCAAAATGCCAATGAAATTCGCCACGGCATCGATGGAAGTTATTATTGAAAAACTCTTAACTAATTTTAAAATTAGTAATGACAATAAAACATCGCCATATTATAAGGATAAAACTGGAAATTGAGTTTAATTTAATAAAATAATTTTATGACAGACGAAAATATTATAGACGTTACACCTGAAATTGAAAGTGAATCTGTTGCGTATGAACCTAACGATAAAATTAAAGTTTTAGTTTTAGGAAAGGGTTATATTGGATCAACTCTTAGTAACTTTCTATCTATTGATGCAGAAAATGTTGAGGTACATAACGTATCTCGAGATCAACTTAACTATTTAGATAGAAATGAACTTATTAACTTCTTTGCAAACTACGAAGCTGAAGGTATCTCATTTGACCATGTAGTTAACTGTGTTGGTTATGCTGGAGAATCTAATGTTGATGATGTTTTAGACAATCAAGAGCTAGCATACATCCTTAATGTTGTGTTTCCTACTATGCTGGGCTCAGTTGCACAAGAATTTGAAATTCCTTCTGTTATTAATATTGGGTCGGGTTGTATTTACACCGGTAAATCTGAAAGTGAAGAAGGTTTCAGTGAAATGGATGTACCAAACTTTGGTTTGTCTAATAATGACTCTTCTTGGTATTCAAAGACTAAGCATGCAGCTGAACTTTCAGTAACTTCGTCGTATAATAACTCTTATACTTTACGTATTAGAATGCCTTTCAGTGAAGTTCCTTCTGAAGGTAAGAATAGAAACTTGTTTGATAAACTTCTCAAGTATAAAACAATTCTTACTGAAGATAACAGCGTTACTTACTTGTATGACCTACATAATGTAATTTATAACATTATTATTTCAAACGAAATTCCATATGGTATCTATAACGTTACAAGTGATGGTATTTTTAATGCAGCAACTTTTGTTGAATTGATTAGAGAAAAGAAAGAAGCGCTTAAAGAAGCAGGTATTATTGAAAATGAATCAGATCTAGATTCAATTGAACTTGTAAATCTTGAAGATTTTAATCAGAAAGGTCTTACAAAAGAAAAACGAAGCAATACTAAGCTTAATAACTCTTTAATTAAAGAAACGTTAGGTATTGAATTGAGTGATGTAAGTGATCGTGAATTTTTATCTAAAATAATTGACGATTATATTGCAAATAGTAAAAATGGTTAACGTATTAATCATAGGTAAGGGGTATATAGGAAGAAATCTTGCTAATTTTTTATTAGGAGCAAGAAAGTATGAAATTATACCCCATATAATATGTAGGAAAGAAATTAATTATTGGTATTACGATAAATTAGAATCTTTTATTAAAAAAAATAAAGATGAAGGTTTAATATTTGATTATATAATTAATTGTTCCGGCTTTTATGGTAGTAATATAAAAGAATGTGATACCTTTCCAGTATTATTCAACTATACCAATATATCATTACCACTTATTATTCAAAATATTTGTGTAAAATATAATTGTAAATATATTCATTTGTCATCAGCTGATATTTATTATGAACGTCGGTTGAATTTTAATGAAGAAGATCAGAATACAGGTTGGTCTGAAAAAGATTATAGCGGTTGTGTTAATAATGAATTAACTTCTTCATTTACAAAAGTTCACGATGTAATCGATCAGTGTTTTGCGAATTTGCCTAATGTTTATGTGTTAAGAATTAAAAACGTTTTAAGTGATTTGTATCATGTAAAAAATTATTTATTAAAAGTAATGAATCTTAGATATTCAGGGTCTACATTGAATAATTCAATAACTTTTTTACCTGATTTATTAAATTTTATTTTTAATATTATACATAATGAAATACCTGCAGGGTGTTATAATGTTGTTAGTAATGGTTTTACTTCAGTCAAGTCTATATATGAAATCAGTAAAAAATATAAAGATAAATTAGCTGAAAATAATATTGTTAATATGATAAGAGATGAATTAGTATATAGAGACGATTTGATAATAAGACCTTTAAGATCTTATTCGGTATTAAGCAATAAAAAAGCTTCAATGTATATGAAATTCACTACTATTAATGATGAATTAATTGATAGATGTGTTAAAAATATTATAGAAGATAAAAAAGAACAAGATTTATTTAGATCGGTATATGATGAAGATACTGAACATTTAAAAGAACATGAAAGATATGAAAGCCCGTCGCCTGAAAAAAATCAAGGCGAATTACAATACGTATTTGATATAGATTTAACAGGATAATTTTATGAATATTTTAGTCACAGGTGGTTTTGGTTTTATAGGTAGTCATCTATGCAACTATTTATCCAATAAAGGTTGTAAAGTCTATAATATTGATTGTAAAACCTACGCTTGTGATTATGTTAAAGTAAAAAACGTTCTTGTTGATAAGCATTTTAACGTTGATATTACAGATGTTAATATTTTCGGTGAAATAAATCAGCAAGAACGTTTTGATGTTTTATTACACTTAGCTGCTGAAAGTCATGTAGATAATAGTATCAAAAACCCAACCGTTTTTGCTAATACTAACGTAATTGGTACTATAAACATGCTTAATTTAGCTAAACAACTTCGTATACCTCGTTTCGTTCAAGTATCTACTGACGAAGTATATGGTTCATTAAATGAAGGTGATGTTTCTTGGACAGAAAGTTCACCTATCAGTCCAAATTCACCTTATTCGGCATCAAAAGCTAGTGCAGATATGATTGCAATGT